CCCCAGTGCATAGCAAGCCACCAGGGTCAGACGTCAATGTCTAGGGTTCATTTGGTTCGAGCACATTAGCTCCTACTAAAGTAGCCCGTTGCGACAGCAAACCACTGCCGCCAGTACTGAGATGTTACTGTCCCAGGCACAGCGTAGTCCCAACACGGAGCTACGCCAAGCCGCTTGCGGTAGGGTGTCTCATAAAGTCTACAGACACACCTACCACCCTTGAGGGAACCCTTTAAGGCGGCAAGAAACACAGCAGACGCGTTCCAATACGTCTGTGGGAAACGCCGCGCCTCGGGGTGTTCTGGCTCATCGCCATAGTACCCTACATCTCTACCTTCGTTCCGAGGAACATACCTCTTATAGAGATACGATCCCCAGTAGTCAGGTCGCCCGTTGTCTGAGTGCTTATGGCACCGAAAGACGTCAGACGTAGAGACGCAGATCAGTGGCATCCGTATACCGGAGTCGGGTTGTTCCCACGGGGGGACTTCAACCCGCGCCACCGATGAAAGCAAGAGGGCCATGGTCCGCGGTAAGCGGATCCCGGTCCTCGCGCTCCAATCCGTGAGGCTGTTGATCAAAGAGTACCTATCCTGCATCGTTCGGAGCGTCGTACAATAAACGCCGCGAACGTTGACGCCGTTGAGATAATCAGCGCCACAGGATTCCCGAAAAGGGCCCTTATTGAAGCTTTTGTCAGTATTTGGGCGTCCGCCCAGGTAACGCAAAAGTCGGCATAAAGGCTCGAAGGCCTCTCGCCTGACGATTATATCGTCACCGAACACTGTCCAGTTCGGGTCCACTTGCTCTCGATAGAGAGTAAGCTTACCGTCCGGAGCTTCGCGAAGCGAAGTCACAACCTTCCGGTCCCGTATAGGCAACCCGAGAGATCGGTACACAGCCCTTACTGCACAAGCAAAGAGGATCGTTTGTAGCGGAAAACAAAAATCATTTCCCATAGTGCACATCATGTGCAACTGAACGACCCCATCCGGAGTTTCCGCCATCGCTGACCGTAGTCCATACAGCCAGTTAAAGGCATCCCGGGGGAGGAATTTCTTCAACATCCGCACCGAGATATAATCGCTAGCAGCTTTAAGGTCAAGCGTCCCATACATTCCATCCCGGGAGCCCTGTTGAGCCAGCCGTCGGTTGACGTCTGGTTGATCTTCAAGGTTGATCCCAAAATGGGTACGTAAACGCCTCCGAAGCACAGCTGCGATTCCTTTCTGAAACATCATATTCAGAGAAGGCTCCGGTTTGACAAGCCGCGAGATTTTAGCGGTTTTCGGAACAGGAGTAATTTTTACAGCTTGGACGACCACCGGGTTACCCATCGAATATGTACGCGAAATTTCTGCGTCCACCCGATGTGGATTATCCCGGACCCAACCATCGAACAACGTGATTGGTAGTTGGGAAGCAGCTGTCAAGGTCGAATGCCCAAGCTTCGTTAGGAAGCTCGTATCATCCGCCCCTGGACTACTTCCAGGCCCGAAGTCAACATCCGGTAGGATGCTAGCTTCTGAGAGGAGCCCATACCCTGAAACAGTAAAGAAGTCCCAAAGTTGGTGCCTGAACTCTCCTACGATTACTTCATCATAGGGGCCAAGCGCAGACTCGTCACCTACCCACCCCTCGCACGCAGCATTCGCTTCGTGAAAGGCGTCGAACGCGGCCTTGTCGGCAGCGTCCTGATCTATTTCGTCTTGAAACTTTTTGACGATGGATCGGAGTAGGGATACGGCTGCAAAGGTTCTAGGGTCACAAGCGGCGATATTGCCAACATTGACCTCTCGATTGATGAAATCGACAGAGATGTCTGCATCAGCACCGCGAAGATCGCCAATAAGGTCGTCGTGCAAAGTAAACCAAAGATCAGTGGAATCCACGTTCGCATGCTCCTAGTATTGGAAGCAGGTTTGCTTTTAACCCGAGCGCGAGGCCGGGTCATAGAGTTGCGTTAAACAGGACGTCAGACACGCCTTGGGCGTTAGCCCAGACGAGTCCGCTGAACAGAGACATGAGGGAGCGAATGGAGTTCGCGTCCGCCAAGTCACAGCCAGCTGGCACGGATGCCATCATTCGAATCCACGCAACCTGGGAAGGTTGTCCGGCGAGGGGAATCATCCCCTTACGCACAAGTAGATCGAATTGATTCCGCGGGAAACTGCGGATAACGCCACTGCTATTCGGAACCCCTAACACCTTGATGTTCGAAGGAACAAACATCGTGGCAGTAAAGGGGCTACTCAACCCATGGGGAATCACCCCAGTTTGCGTGCCGGTAAGCGCAGTCACGTTGTACTGTTTGGAAACAGCATTTGGTGACTGGCCAGCGGCCAACGTGAATCCCGGTGTAGTTAGACCGGTAATCGCTGCGCCCGTAACGGACGAGCCAGGAGAGAATGCCATCGGAGAAGCTCCGTAAGAAGTTTAAAGTTCACGCGTTAACACGCGCGGTGAGGAGAGCCGCTAAGGTGCCCCACTTAAAACCTAGTGGAGGCAACTCAAGAACGAGCCCCGGCAAGGAAAGAGTAGGTGTCGATCGGTTGTAATCCGACCTAATCCACTCAGCAGGGGTTGAGCTCTCATGGTGACCGATGTAACGGGACCCGAGCGTTTGCTTAATTAGGGCAACGTCGAGACGCACGTGGCATCGGCGTGTGGCCTGAAGGTCCTGTGAGCGGGAATACCAAACCCACTCATTGGCAAGGGAGTGCATGCCATTCAGGATGTCGCCTATATTGGTAAAATAGTCGACGACAAAGGAGTGTGGGATAAGCTCCCAGGCTGTCGGGATAAATTCCGCGAGCCTAAAACCAGAGAGCTGAGCCACTCGTTGCGCACTATCTTCACGAATGCCCGCGAGGGCATTTTTGGAGACGCCTTTATAAGTTACCGATCCACGATAAGTGGTACTTACGGTCCGTAGGGCGTGGAAGTAGTTCGGCGCAAGAGAGGTACTTTCCGTAACGGTATCCCCTCCAAGGGGTAACCTGGCCTTTCCAAAGGCCCGGAAAGTATCCACTGCTGCTTGGTATGCAGAGTAAGCGTCAATCGCCTGCTCAATGTCGCCTAGTAAAGGCTGCCAACCAAGTGCATACTCCAACCATAAGCCAGAGGCTACCTTAGCCCCTATTCTCCTACCATACCTCCTCTGCGCGCGACGGGCACGTTTTAGATATGTGCTGAAACCGTCGCGAAGAGCGGAGGCAGGCCTTTTTAACATTTTTAAGGTCTCTTTTAGTTCGCCAAGGAAGACCATTCCCTTAAAGGGAGAAGCGGCCTCGTTAGCGCTTTTCAAGAAGTTGCCTAAGGCAATGTTGTCAGCCTTGGAGAGGTCCTTAGCTGAGTACGTGGGTAGACCGTTATGATAGGTCGATATCACGCGCTCCTCGGCTATATCGTTGACAGTGGGTGTACCCTTCCACCTGACGGTGGCGGATATCTTCCCAAAGGTCGCAATCGCGACACGAGTACGGGTGTAGTTAGATGAAGCGCCTTCAAGGCGCCGAATCCTCGCTTCCCAGTCAGGCACGCTAGTGCCTACCCGGGAATCCACCCAGGAAAGGTTTTGGCCACTTGTTGAGACCTCACCATTCCAGCCGGTAAACGTAACTGAGATCCTTGCGGACCTCTGTATCGTTTCATTAAGGATAGCCATAGAACCTCCAAGCCCATAAGGGCCTGCCTTCGGATTCTCGATAGGATGTCGG